GTTTCCCAGTCACGATCAGATGGAGTGCTCACACTGATCGACTTCTTGATCTCGACGATAACATAATAGTAACGTTCTTTGAAACAAGTTTTGTAGAGCTTGTCAATTTCGCCAATCGCTGGATCTAACACAAGCATGTCAGTACCACAGCAATGAAAGTCAGATGTAAACAACATGTCACAAAACTGGTAGAGTGGCGACTCATTTCGTTCAATCGCTGAAACACTCTCAAGTTCTCCAGATTGACACTCAAGAATATCTTCATTTTCCCCTTGTGGCAAATCCTCACCAAGATACTTATGCCTCCAATGGGTCACTCTTGTGTCATAATCAATGTTTAATCCTGCACAATACGCCTTGATTCCTGCTTTCTCAGCAATTTCAGACAATTGAGCTCTTCTTTCGTCAAACACCTCACGGCCATAATAGAACCAGTCGTGCAGTGATGAGTCAATGTTTTGAGCAGAGTGCATTTCTCTCGACAACTCCTTTGAAGCAATGTGAGAATGCAATCTCTTGAAGATGGACTCCTCCGATAGAAGACCGACCTTGACCCCCAAATCGGGATTAAAACGGCACTTCCTCTTTAGAAAATCCACATCTTCTTCTTCCATCCATTCAGTTGGAGTAGACGATTTATCTGGCATCGTAAAACCCATATCATGCTCTTTTAAGTACTGAGCATAGACCAAATGATTGAACTTTGGACATCTTTCCGATACTGTGCCAATCACGTCATCTCCATAGGTAATAAAAGAACAATGGTCTTGGAAAACTCTCTCTTTTTCATATACTGTGTAAAAACAGCAACGCAGAAGTAGAGAGTTCACAATCGAATTAATAATCACTGTGAGATTTTGTCCCGAAGGATTTCCACCAAACAATTGGATCAAGTCACCATTGTACGCAATCATCGGATAGACTACTTCATGTGCGAGTTGCTTCATAACAAAAATGTCATCAGCAGAGTACCCTTCACATTTGTCAGCAATGTCTATCAAAACATCAAAAGCAGCTGAAGTAACTTGTGCTGGCATGCGCAAGTCATATTTGGAGTAGTCACCAGCAAGTACACGGCTACCACCTTTCTTCATAGCGTGGTCCCATAATTCTTGCCATTCCAATCCCTCAGCATTCACACCCACTGCACATTCAAATTTTAATGGATTCATCTGAATAATTCGCACAATAGGTAAGAAATACATTCTGATCATCAGTTGCACCACCAATGGTGCACTCTGGAACACTCGAACTTTGTCTTTTGTGAGCTTAGTCGGTTCATCTTTCAAACATGCTTTCCAAATGGCGTAAAATCTTTCTCCATGACGGAGTGTAGTCAAAGCTTCATCAAACTCATTCCAGACTTCATCGCAAAAAGTTCGGGGACATCCCACGTGTGGATGTTCATCAGCAGGTAAATCCACAAGAAGCGGATGTTTACTACCTGAAAAGGGGAAACCTGGGGAAGTGTTAAAATTCATTGCATCGATGAACTTCACACCTTTCAATCCTGACACTGTAGCCACGCGATCCAGAGGACCGCATTTAAACAATGACGGAATATTGTTACGAATCTCCTTCACAATTCCTTTATAATCACAGACTGCTCTTTTCATAATCGATCCAAGTGGCTTACTTGGATTTGCAGAATGTACCAAAGATGCTTGAAAAGGATATCTCCCAGGACCAGACATTTTTGGGGGACCCCATTGTTGGGGAACACCCAGCACTTCCTCCACAGTCTTTGAAATCAAAGTTTCGGTGACATGTGAACGAGGGGTAATACTATTCAGCATCGACCCATACACTTCAATATTGGAGCCTTCCTCCAAGAAACGTGTAGCACTCTTCGCATGAATATCATCAGATACTACAACCTTTTTCCCGTGTCTCTCATTGGAAAAATTTCCCATTGATGCTGACATGATGACACCATCGTAAGATGAGAGCACATCAAGTGCCGTCTGGACTTCAGCCTTCGTCACGACTCCACAAGCTCCCAGTCTTCCGAGACCTGCTATGTGGAATCCAACTAACACAGCACCTTTCATGTTACTTATAATAGGAGACATACACATCCCACCTTTTGTTTCAAAAGATGTAGTGTACTTGCAACCCCAAAAAGTCGCAAGAGAATGTTTTATAGAACGACTAGGTTCAAGCAAAAGCTTGGACATAGAAACTTCATCTCCAAACAAATTTCGAGTAACAATCTGAGCTGGAATGGTCGGAATGTTTTTCGCCAAAGGTAAGAAACGCAAAATGTCTTTGTTGGAACCTCCATTTGTAACATATGAAATCATAAAATCAGAATCACCAACTTGCACAGTAAATTCACGTGCAATGACGTCAGTAAATTTCGACCCTACAACATGTTTTCCATTTCGGTACACAGTTATCTCAAAATCTCCCTCATGAGCCTCAACAAAATGTTTTGGAATCATAAGAAAATTCGAACAGACATAAAATCCCATGGTAGTCTTGCCTATTTCTGACACAACCCCAACAAAATTGGGCCTGATTGACATACCTAGCGCTTCACATGAAGTGGTGGAGCTATCCATACTACGAGGCAACGGAACACGCTCAACACCAATCCAAGGATTCACAGCATCATTTCTTTCTTGGACTTCATCATCATTTGTTGGATCCAATGCCGAGTGAGGAGTCATGTTTGACTTCATCATACGGCGTAGGAATGTATACAACATGCCTAAACCAACAATACCAATAAGTGCATACTTAATCTTCCACTCTTCGATGAATGTTTTGACAACATCAGCTCTTTGCAGAATCTGTTGTTTAATCATTAACCTATAACTTGCGGTATATGCTGTAGATAAAATCACACAACACACCACTAGCAAAGGAAAACACCACAAAGCGGTAATGGGAAAGTAATACAACCAAAACAGATACGAAATACATGGGACACTATTTAAGTACATTAGTGACCTCTTGATGTCTTCTCTTAAAAAGAAAAGAACACCGTTCAATACAACGGGATGACACACCAAACTATCGGGTAAGACATTAAAGCGGTCTATCGCCATACATATCTGTTCTTGCTGAATGATTGCACTCGTGGACAAAACAGATAAACGCGCCTGTACTTGCTCATACCAATTTACTGCGGTCTCGTGACATTTATCATAAAAACCAGCATGTGGTTGCAGTTGAAGTCCTTTGCAAGAACAACAGTATGCCTTTCCACATTCGGTACAAACGGTGGGCGTTTCTTCTTGTGTAGCAACAAAAGTCTCTTGGTCCGCAAAATGTTGTTTCGAAGCGTCTTGAAGCCAGTCCAGATATTCCATAACAGAAATCTTAGTCAATGCCTTTCCTTGATGTACAACGGGCTCAAATGCTTGCTTATATACTACACTAGACGACTCGTCTGTGACGTTGTACGTAAACACGCTCAAGTTCCACACATCAGGTACAGCTGTAATGCCAAACTTCTCAACAATTTTCTTTGAGGACAATTTTCCATCTTCTCCACAATACTCCTGCTTGGGTTCAACTGTAACATGCAACAAACGTCGCAAAATCGAACCAGGTTCATTGGAATATTGTTGTGCACACAAATCACGCACATTGGTTGAAACCACACACACATAGGGGTTAAGTGAAACTTTCCCTTTGAGGTGCAATTCCGCCATAGGCGCGAGATAGCGCACATTGTTAATCACTTGGATCAGACGGTAAGCGGGTGAAAAATCCATAAACTCACTCTTTGTATTCGCGAAGTCATCAAAGATGATCGCATTCACATGAGAACGAATGTTGGATGCGAACTTGTCATTGTCAGCCCATGTCGCTATTCTGTCTTTTTCACAACTAAAACCATTGTAAGTTAAAATTGAATTAACAGATAAGCTAGTGAGCGAACTTTTACCACAACCGCTACGCCCATACAGGCTCACAGCATATGGTGCAATTCGTAATCCACCTTTAATTCTGGTTTGCAAAAATTCTGCTTGATAATCCAGCAATCGGTCCAACCTGTCAGATACATACTTCTTCTCAAAAGTAGTCTTTGTACCCATAGCTCTAGCCAACTGTTTTCCTTGTTCAATGGCCGTATTCAAGAGTTCTTCAAAATCATTTTCATCAATATCACACTCCTTACGCAAATTACCTGCCAAGGCATATGCATTAAAAGTACGAATCTTTTCATACAATTCTTCAAACTCGTTCAACGGTCCTTCTTCTCGAAAGAATGCAGAGATATCTCCAGTTGAAAATACTCTCCACCCTCCGCGTACAAAACCAGAAATTGCTTCATAACACACATCCAAAACGTCACATGCATCCAGTTGTTTCTTCTCAACCATGGGAGTGAATAAATTGATCTTCCCAAGATCAAAAGTCAAACTTTCTCGTGAACACATTCCTGCCGCAACAACAATATTGATAAAACGGCAAAAACGTTCTGCCATAGCAGATTTTCGAATGCGTTTGAAATCCGAGAACACTGTGTCAATCATCTTGGACCATTCCATGCCATCTTGGCATTCTAGGACCAATTCATCTTCATACTCTTTGATAGCTGCTTCGCCAAAAGCTTCGTCCAACATGTTTTCGACTTGCGTAAATGCAGATGCATTTTGCCAGTCTTGGACACGTCTATACAAATACAATGGCAAGGATTGTGTGGTGTGAGCTTGCAAATACTGAACCACAGCTGCTACAATAGCAGTCTTAGTTTTTGCATTCTTAAGACTCTCACACAAACACCAAACTTGAATAGCTTCTTTCAGATACGGATCCATCTTCTCAAGTTCTCCAGCCTGTGGGCGGAGGCCTTGTTTAAAAGGAAAGCGTACAATGGAGTACAAAACATGGGTCATCAATGCAAACAAAGATAAAACCCGAATGACGTACATTACCACAGCAAAATGCTGATACAATGCACAAAACAACACGAACAAGAGCCAACTCTCAACACACAAAATTGGTGTCGACAAATCTCCTGATTGTGGCTTCATACGCCTGTTGGGCAATACAAAGTCTTTCTTGTTGTAACACATATTCGCTTTGCCAAGTGCAAAGGAATAGCCTTGCAAAAGCAAAGGCCAAGTGTTCTTGAATAGGGGGGTTGAGTTTTTGCACGACTCAACAACGCCTTTGTGATAGTTAGCAGATACTTCCAATTTTTGTGAATAATTCATGTTTCAAAGGCAAAAGGAAAATATCTTGTTTCAAGAAGTCATCAAACTACTCGATCGTCATCTACTCAACTATGAACATAACTCAACTCGTGAAATCGCTACTCTCACGCGTTATTTATCTCTATCTCAACTCAGGTATTCTGCTCGATATCTATCTCGTGACATGCCGGTACATGCCGAACCTGAGGACTATTTCTAGTAATTACAAAATTACATTCATAAACCAATACTTCTTATTTGAAGGATACCCAAATGGAATGGCTCTACGGAGTTTAACCGGAGCTCTTACCAATGGGGTACATCATGCCGTCCGAAGACATAAATGCAAATGTAGGGACCTACTCAAATGGGTCCTTCAAACGAATACCTTTTAGGGGTATCATTTCCATACTGGATAACGTGAATTGAATCTGATTGAAGTTCAATTCCTAATATTCTGGGCACAAGGAGCCCACCTATGAACCCCGATCGTGACTGGGAAAC